ACAGAAAGGAGACGGAGCTCCGGCCGGGCAAAGATATATCGGCTCCTTTCGAGAAATGAACATTAACAATTATGAATGTGATGGGCAGATGTCCATAGAAGATTTTCTTGTAAGCAACAATCAGGAAGTAAAACGTCTACTGCATTCAGGAGAGGTTGTATTCGGAGCAATCAAAGGTGATGTTGAAAGACATGTAGTAACCGATGAACATTGGTACATAGAACATCTGAAAACATACGGAAATCGTACAAGGGTTCATGGAGCGTATGGTGTGGTGCTGGATTCTAATATTGGCAATAGAGTATTCTTTGAAAAAGAGAAAGCAGAGAAAATTGCAGAAATATATTTGCAGAACCATGAGGTGATACGGGCATCAGAAATCAATCCGATAGAAACGGTTGCGTATAGTTATAAAACAATAACAACTGGGAAAAAGATGATAGCATTTTATAGTGTCCTGGATAACGGGATGGTTTATGTAAAAGGATTTACGACTTTCGAGCATTTGATGTTAAAAGAGCATGCGAAGAAAGAAATTAAGAAATTTATAGAACAGCAGGAATTTAAGTATAGCAATCCCAAAAAGATTGAGTATATACCAAAATTCAAGAATATGTACCGGATAAAAATGAAATATGACTGGGATTATGCAGAAGCCAGGCATAGTTATGCGGTAGGATAATGATACGCGAAAACAATTGAGAATTGCACAGGAGGTGAATTATGGGATGTAGAAATATCTGCCCGTTTGGGCAGGATAAATGTTGCTTAGAGTGCCCCGATCAGGAGGAGTGCCAGATACAATGCGATGATCTGGACTCCTATGAGTTTGTAGAGAATTGTCCGGATTATGTGAAGGAGGATAAAAATGAATAGAAAAGAAATTACACTTTTCCTGTCGCATACACTTGAACGCACCAAACTAAACGTTTTTGGAAAGCATTATGCAAAAGAAGTGAGTATTGACCCGTGGACATCCAAGGCGAAACGCGTGGATTATATGCAGTTTTCACCCGGAGACCAAATGTCCATATCCGGGGTGGAAAAAGGAATATTTACTTGTTACGAAATTAAAAGCTGCAAGGAAGATGTTTATAGTGGGAATGGACTGAATTTCTATGGAGAAAAGAACTATATAGTAACTACGATGGAGTGCTACAAAGACTTGCTACCAGATTTACAAAACGGTAAGTTTGATGAACACTTACACCAATGCAACCCGGAATCATCTAAATATTGGGGAATTATGGTAGCTGTCCCGTACATGAAAGAGCCAAAAGATGAATTCAAAAATCCAACGCCGATAGATGATGCAAATGTGATGGGGTGGGAATTAAAGGTAGTAAAGCCTTGTAGAATGGGACTAAGAAAAAGATCTATGACAGAATTACTATTCTGTATGTTAAGGAGTGGAAGATAATGAGAATCATTAGTCAGAACGGATTACTGGATATACCTTATGAATTGATTGCAATTTCCCCGTATTCAAGGAATATGGCAACAATCGTTGGAACATTTCCAGGAAATGACCTCGGCAAAGGAGATAGAGTTTATATTTTAGCTGAATATTCCACCGAAGAAAAAGCAATTAAAGCTATGAAGATGTGCAGAGAATATTACGATAGTATATTTTTTGAGCCACAATCAGAAATTTTTCAATTCCCGGCGGAAGAGGAGGTCGAATAAATGCGATATACAGAATATCATGCAGGGAAAGCAGTGATCAAGGACAAGAATAAGCTGTCGGCAGCTATGGAGAAGCTGGCAAGATATGAAGATGCCGAGGAAAAGGACAGGCTTGGTCAGTGGATTCCATGCAGTGAGAAGTTGCCTGAGTATGAAAGCTACATACTGGTATCATTTGAAAACTCCACAATGCCGGATATCGCGCGATATGAAGAAAATGACGAGGGTGGCACGTTCTATCCGGGAGATGATGAAAAATCATATTCAAGCTATGGATTTTTTGTGAATGCCTGGATGCCATTGCCGGAACCGTACAGGGAGGCAGAGTAGATGACGAAAGAGCAATATAAAAAATACGATAAAATCCAGGAAGAGTTGCGACCAGTGAAGTGGTTCTTGAACTGGTGTGGTGACAGGTATAAGGATAAAAGCGTAAGTAAATATAGATTTAGAATCATTACAAAAGCGAAACAGTTCTTTTTGTATAAAGATATTTATTTTGCAAGAGATAAAGAAGTTGAGATTCCCAAAGATTTACAAAAGCGAATTGTGGAAGTAATTGAGGACTGGGTAGATGAGAAAGAACAGGAATTGAAAAATATATAAGACGGAATTACAAAACGACAAAGGAGTTGAGAACGATGCAGATTAAAGATTTCAGTAAGCCGCTAATGTTACCGCATAATCAGCTTGCGCTGTCGGCAATATTCAAATTCAATGACCGGGTATTTATAAAAGTATCTGAGGCTTATACTGATGATTTTAGCAATTCTTATGATCTTAGCAAAAAGCAGTTAGTACAATTCAGTCCAGACACGAAGGTAGAATACGTGAGAGGAACATTGATATTACACAGAGGAGATTGGAGTGAGGATAATGAGCGATAAGAAAATCCTTGATGTGACGTGCGGTTCAAGGACAATCTGGTTTAATAAGCATAATCCGGCAGCCATCTATTGTGATATCCGGAAGGAAGAACTGACAGGTATCTGGAAGTCGGAGTCCGGACAGTCAGAACGAACATGTATCGTGGATCCTGATATCCAATGCGATTTTACAAGCCTGCCATTTGCAGACGGCACATTTTCGTTGGTCGTATTCGATCCTCCGCATCTGAAATATGCAGGAGCAACAGGTTGGCTGGCAAAGAAGTATGGAAGGCTGGACGAACACTGGCCGGAAATGCTACATGATGGATTCCAAGAATGTATGAGAGTTCTGAAAGAAGATGGAGTATTGATTTTCAAGTGGGCGGAGACGGATATCCCGGCTCAGAAAGTATGGAAAGCAATTGGACAGAAGCCGTTATTCGGACATCACAGTGGGAAGCGTTCAAATACATTTTGGGCGTGTTTTATGAAAGGAGATGATGCTAATGCACATCAGTAAAGACCAGCGCCTAGATGCTATATCAGGTCGTGACCAGATGGCGGAAAAGCCACCATCGGAGCATGCGAAGAAGTGGATGAAGAGACCGGCGTATTATGGAGTGCTTGGGTATCTGGCAAGGCAGAAGGTGAAAAGGAACAAGAGTGATACAGGGGAGGAGATAGGACGTGGAGCAGGAAGTGAAAACAGAGAACGAACAGAAGAAGGAATACCTCCGGAGCTATAAGGATCATGTGAGAAGGGTCAACCGGATTTCGGAAGAAATCAAGGAGCTACGTGAAATGATGATGTCCACGAAGGCGATTAATTATGACGGCATGCCTCATGGATCCGGAGGGCAGGGAGATCTGTCCGGAGAGGTGGCACGTATCCAGGGATTGATTGATGAACTCAAGAGAGAACGTGGACTGAGGATTATGACGTATCAGGACATTGCAAGGAGAATCAAGAAGCTTAGATCAAGGAATGAGGATGATGTATTGTTCTACCGGTATATCAAGGGTATGGAGTGGTATGAGATTGCAGAAACCATGAGTTATTCTGAGAGGCAGATTCACAGGATCCACGGAAAAGCATTGGCGCATTTGGAGCTTCCAGAAAAAGATGTCAGTGAATGTCAGTAGTACATGTGATATTATGATATCGTCGAAAGACGAACGGAAAGACGAATTACTACGTTTTTCATTTTTGATTTCTCCTCAAGAAGACACGATTAAGGCACCTGATAGTGGGTGTCTTTTTCGTTGCAGAATCTGAAAGAATGAAGTATCATTAGGTTAGATTTTCATTTTTTTTGATGGAGGAAACTGTAGTATGAAAATAAAGGGTGCAGAAGGAACTTGTTTTGCGAAGGTGGATTTTTTTTCAGGAGTTTTTTCAATAGATCCTAAAATACCTTTTACAAAAAGAGAAGCTGGGATATTTGGAAAAGTAATGTCACTTGTAGAAAATCAATGCATAAAAGAAGGTATTCGTAAAGAAGATTTGGGAAGAGGACATTTAATTATAAGCGACGATGGGAGTTATTCATTCGAAGTAGATTCTAGTGATGGGGATGCATATGGATATAATATGCACAATATTATATATGCAATGAGCAAACTAAGAGAAAAAAATAATATTATATTCACAATGATAGTTTTTGCTGAAGAATTAGTTCACTTTATATGGCCTGAATTAAGCGAAAGTAAAACAAAACTTAAAGTCATAGAAATATTAAAACCTGAGATTCCCCAAATGAGCGTTGAATTATTAGAAGCATTTGGAATATCAATGGAAGATTACTAAATTTGGCAGGCACCCTCCGGGGTGCTTTTCTAATGCGACAAAACAAACGAAGAAGAGAGAGGTGGTGACGTGGCTGATGTAAAAGAGCAGATTAAGAAAGATTACTTGTCTGGTATCCCGCCCAAGAAATTGGCGGAAAAGTATGATACCAGTTTGAATACGATAAAGAGTTGGATTAAGCGGTATGGTTGGTCTGAGATAAAAAAACGGGGTGCACTCTCAAATACGAAGGGTGCACCCTCTGTTGCATCCAGAAAAAGGAAGCAGGGTGGTCAGCCAGGCAACAAGAATGCCGAAGGTAGCGGAGCACCGGAACAAAATAAGAACGCAGAGAAGCACGGATTCTTTTCGAAGTATCTTCCGGAAGAAACATTGTCAATCATTCAGGAGATGCCGAAGAATCCGCTGGATGTTCTGTGGGATCAGATACAGATTGCTTATGCTGCTATTATCCGGGCGCAGAAGATCATGTATGTCCGTGATCAGAATGACAAAACTAAGGAAATGACCTTGGATGGAAGTGAAGCTACCGGATATGATGTACAGCAGGCTTGGGATAAACAGGCGAACTTCTTAGCGGCTCAGGCGAGAGCTCAGAAGACTCTTGAGGGAATGATTAACAGGTATGGGGATCTGCTACATAAGAACTGGGACCTTGCTACGGAAGAACAGAGAGCTAGAATCGAGCAAATTAAGGCTAATACAGACAGGTTAAAATCTGGCGGAAATGATGATGGAGAGGACGGTGTGGTGATTGTCAACGACGCGCCAACAGGTGAAGATATCGGACATTGTGATACCGAAGTATCTGGCGATATTCAACAACAGGAAAGTTAAGCACATCATCCTGACTTCCGGACGTGCCGGCACGAAATCCAGTTATGCAGCTATTCGGACAGATTATCAGGTTGTGTCAGATCCGCATGGTTCTGCAGTCGTTCTTCGTAAGCATCATAACAAGCTACGGAAGACTGTGTACAAAGAAATGATTCGAGGAATCAACCGCCTCGGTATTTCCAAGAAAAAATTTGCGATTACAAAGTCTCCAATGGAGATTACGTACAAAAAGTATGGCACCACCATTTATTTTTCCGGTTCAGACGGCATTGACGATACCAAGGGTATTATCGATGAGGATAAACCAATCAAGCTTGTAGTGTTAGATGAGCTGACGGAGTTCTTTGACGATGGCGAAGGCGAGGATGAGCTGAGCAATATCGAAGCGACATTTGTCCGAGGTAACAGTAGCGGATTCCAAATGATTTATTTGTATAATCCTCCGAAGAATCCAAATGCACCAATCAATCAGTGGTGCAAGAAGATGGAGAAACGTGAGGATTGTATTCATATCCACACGGATTACAGAGATGTTCCGGTCAGCTGGCTTGGACAGGCGCTGGTTGATTCTGCAGAAGCTATGAAGCGGGTAGATGAAAAGATGTACCGTTGGGTATGGCTTGGACAGGCAGTCGGTGTAGATGAGCTTATCTATTACATGTTTGGAGACCGGCACAGACAGAAGCCTGATCCGAACAGAAGATATGACAGAATTTATATTGGCGGAGATTATGGTCAACAGAATGCGACGACATTTGAAGCATTTGGACTTGATACGTATCGAAAGAAATTTCCAGGACTGGGAGAGTATTACCACAGTGGACGGGAATCCGGAAGGCAGAAGAGTCCGTCAGAATATGCACAAGACTTGGTTGAGTTCATGAATGAATTGCATGAGCAGTATGACAACCGGGTCTTTTATATTTTCCTTGATCCATCTGCAAAAGGACTGGCAGAGGAAGTCAGGCGAGCAGTCAGAGCAGTGAGCCTGGATTATCAGGTATTTCTAAGAGATGCTGAAAATGATGTGGCACTTGGAATCAGCCGTGTGCAGAAGGTGTTAAGTTTTGACATTATGAGCATAGCGCCCAAACAGGAATATGCAGTAAGTGAGTTCGGTACTTATGAGTACGACAAGAAATCCATTGAAAAGGGCAAGGAAGTACCTGTAAAAGAAGATGACCATTGTATGGACGCAATCCGATATTGTGTTATGGGAGCTTGGAAGAGGTTAAAATATTGGTTGCCAAAAGACGAAACGGAAGAAATAGATGTATGTGATATTAGCAGGAAGGAGGTAGAGGACGATGAATATCTTTAATTATTTCAAAAAAGCTGGAATCGATACAGTAGATGCATCATTTTACCGGAAGATAGCAGAGTGGGTATCCTGGTATGAAGGAAATGTCAGAAATTTCTCTTTTTACAAGGTGTATGGCGGTCGTGGAACATATAAGCGCTGCCGGAGAAAGAGCATGGGAATGGCAAAGAAACTGAGTGAAGATATTGCTGATCTCCTGCTCAATGAAAGAGTTACAATTACTCTGGACGATGAGGCTACTCATAATTTTGTGCATCAGATCCTTGATGATAATCGTTTTCTTGTTATGGGAAATGATTACCAGGAACGGAAAGCATTCACCGGGACGGTCGCATATATCCCGTATTTGGACAACGCTGAGATTACAGAGGACGGGACAGTGATTTCCGGAAAAATCAGCATCAATTATGTGGACGCACCAAACATTTTCCCAGTCAGTTGGAACAACGGCAAGGTAACGGAGTGCATTTTCGCTTTTCCACACACAATAGCGAGAAAGAAATATGTCCAGTTGCAGTCGCACCTCTTAGAGAATGGTAAATATGTAATTAAAAACACAGTGTTACGGTGTGATTCTGGAAGCCAGGAGGGTACGGAGTTACCTGAGAAAGAGTGGAAACAGTTAAAACCATTCAAGGAGCTTGCAAAAGAAGCAAGAACGGGATTCAGCGAGCCACAGTTCGTGATTGACAGGCTGAACATTACGAACAATGCTGATGAAAACAATCCAATGGGTGTTGCAATCTTTGCAAATGCAATTGATACGCTTAAGAAGCTAGATATTGAGTATGATTCGTACTGCAATGAATTTGAGCTTGGCAGAAAGCGTATTTTTGTACGCCCGGAGATGCTGACTAATGCAGATGGTACGCCAGCATTTGATCCAGACGACAGTGTATTTTATGCACTGCCAGAGGATGATGCAAATGGAGAAGGCCTTCTGAAAGAAATTGATATGTCTCTCCGGGCAGAGCAGCACAGCAAGGCAATCAATGATGATCTGAATTATCTGTCGCTAAAATGTGGATTTGGTACAGACCGATATCAGTTCGGGGCGACTGGAGCTAAGACAGCCACAGAGATTATTTCGGAAAACTCAGATATGTATCGAATGATTAAGAAGCATGAAATACTTTTGGAAGATGCTCTGAGGCAGTTGATTCAAATTATAATCCGTTTGGGAATGATACTGGGGAACACACTGAATCCTGAATGCGAAATCACCATTGACTTTGATGATTCAATTATTGAGGACAAAGAGACAGAGCGGAACAGAGACAGACAAGATGTCAGTATGGGAGTCATGAGTCTGGCAGAGTACCGTGCTAAATGGTATGGAGAATCAGAAGAAGATGCTGCTAAGAATCTCCCGGAACAAAATCAGGTGATGGAGTAATATGAAAGATGATTACAAGAATAAGCTTGCAAGTAAGATCGCTGCCAGGTATCAGGATTTGGAAGAGCGTATCATGCAGGATATTGTCCGGAGGATTGTGAAAGCTGGTGAGATAACCAGCACCGCAGACTGGCAGATTAACCGGTTAAGAATCATCGGATATTCTTCCGAGGATATTGAGCGGGAGATTAAAAAAGCTCTGAACGCATCCTATCCGGAAATGTTTGAACTGTATGACAAGGTGATTGATCGGGAATATGCCCGGAACAAGGATATATATGAACAGATCAATGCAGAGTATATCCCGTTTGAGAAGAATGAACAGCTCAAGCAGATTACAGAAGCGATCATAGAACAGAGTTTTGAGGATTTGGAAAATGTAACAAAATCACTTGGATTTTACTTGGACTATGGGAATGGCCAGAAAGTATTGACACCACTTTCTCAAGTGTATACTAAATACCTTGATGCAGCGTGTTATGATATCGTGATCGGAGCATTTGATTATAACAGTGTGTTGCGTAGAGTTGTGACACAACTTACCAACAGCGGACTTCGGCAGATTGATTATTCTTCCGGGAGAGCTAACCGGGTTGATGTGGCTGCAAGAAGAGCGGTCATGACTGCAGTTAGTCAGATTACCGGAAAGATATCTGAGTACAACGCACAGAAGCTTGGCACCGAGTATTTTGAGGTTGAGTGGCACGCCGGAGCACGTCCGACTCATGCAGTATGGCAGGGGCGTGTCTGGTCAAAGGAGCAATTGTATTCAGTCTGTGGACTGGGTACCGTGACCGGACTTCTGGGAGCTAACTGTTATCATACTTATTATCCGTTCTTCCCTGGCATTTCACAGCGCAACTGGTCTGATGATTGGCTGGGTGCTAAGAATGAGGAAGAAGCAGAACTTAAGACGTTTAACGGTAAAGAGTATACCCTGTATGAAGCAAAACAAAGGCAACGCCAAATGGAGACAGCCATGAGAGCACAGCGGGAGAAAGTCAAGTTGTTGCAAGCTGGTGGTGCTGATCAGGACGAAATCATTCTACACAAGGCGAAGTATCAAGGACAGCTCAACGAGTATTCTAGATTTTGCCGAAAGATGAGCCTCACAGAAGAGCGTGAACGTATCTATCTTGATATGCATGGAAGGGTTGCTACGAACAACAAGAGCCAGAATTCCATATTCCATCCAGAAATGATCAAGAACGCATCGAAAGATGTGGCTCAGTATAAGAGATACAAAGAAGTTCTTGGAGATTCTGTTGGTTCACTTGCTAAGTTCGGGCAGGTGAAATATAATGATAGTGAACAGTGGGAAAAGCTTCAAAGTAAATTTTTCGCATATCTTGAGATTAACAAGAAAGATTGGTCGGAAGAATTTAAGAGTAAATCAAAACAGGCATATGATAGATTCAGAGAGCAAGGAGAAGAATTATCAGTTCATGCTTTGAGTCGATTACCAAGATTAAATAAGCCAGGATATGAAGTGATTCACGAAGAAGATGTGCTCGATCTAATAAAAACTATGCCGAATTATTCTGAAGGAGAAGAGAAAATGATTTGGTTCAGCCCAAGCAAACAGCTTGTAGTTATAAAAAATAAAAATTCCGGTGATATAGTTAGTATTGTTCGAAGGAAAAATAAAAAGGAGGAATGGACGGATGCAGGTCTTTAGAAAATATATGAATTATATAAAGGATTTTCTTGAAAATACTCCGGAAGATATATATGAGTTTTCTATTATCCTTGAAGATGCATTAGTTGATGAGTACGATGCAATGCATGCGGAACAGCCGAGAGCAACTGAAATATTGGCAGAAGAAACCCCAGACATTTGTGCATCAGCAGAACCGGGAATGAAGCCAGAGGAGATTGAAAAATTTAAACGTGAGTTGGAAATTGAATACAACAAAGCGTTAAAAGCAGTTGTGTAGTTGCCACCAGTCGAAAGACCGGTGGTATTTTTATACTCATTTAGGAGGTATCATGATAACTGTAACAGTAAAAGATAAAAAAATTAGCATGTCTGGTCATGCCTGCAGGAAAGATTCTAGTGGTATCGACCGGGCGTGTGCTGCAGTATCAGCGCTAACCTGTAATCTGATTAATTCATTAAGGGATTTAACCGGCGATAGAATCCGGGCAGATACAGGCAGCGGTATGATGGTAATTGAATGGGAGAATCTTTCAGATGGTGGGAAGCTTCTGATAGATTCATGGTTCCTGGGGCTTACAGATATCAACCGGGAATACAATTGTATAGAATTTCGGTAACAAGCACCCGAGAGGGTGTTTTTATTATGTCCAAAACGTGAAGACAAGAAAAGCTCGGGAGCCTGTCGAGGCAAAACGGAGGTAGAAAGCATGAAATACAGAATGAATTTACAGCTCTTTGATGACGGCGCAGGAGCTGGCTCTGGTGGGCAGGGTGGAAATGCCGGGGCTGGAAACGGCGGTCAGGGATCCGCTGGGAGCGCATCCGGAGCGCATAATACCGGAACATATACCTATGAACAGCTGGAAGAGATCGCGAGTGCAAGGGTAGAGCGTTCAGAGAGAACAGCACTTGCAAATTTTTTTCGGACGCAGGGAATGACAGAAACTGAGGTCACACAAGCAATCAATAATTTCAAAGCAGAACGTGCTGCCAATCAGCCGGACGCTGCAAAGCTCCAGAAGGAGCGTGACGATGCTTTGAATGAGGTGCAGCAGATGAAGAATGAAAAATTCTTATCTGGGAAAGGCGTAAAATCAGAAGATCTTGATTATGTCATGTTCAAGGTATCGAAACTTGTAGACGATAAGACAACATTTGAGAAAGCTGCAGAAAGATTCCTGAAGGAGAATCCAAGATTTGCAGGTGGTACGAACAGTTATCGTATTTCAACATCTGCAGGGAACACTTCTGAGGGTTCTGGTGGAGACATAAGTGCTTCCATCAATGATCGTATCCGTGCTGCGGCTCGAAGATAGTGGAGGTAAAGATGAATAAAAACAGAATGAATTTAAGACTGTTCGATAATGATGTGAGCATTATCGACCGTACTGGAGCGGAGTCTCTGATTCCGATACAGGAATCTAATGAGATTATCCAGGGCGTAATTGCTCAGTCAGCAGTTCTTTCAAGAGGACGAAAGCTGGCAAATATGACAAGCAAGCAGTACAAGATGCCAGTTCTTGATATGCTGCCGATTGCCTATTTCGTAAATGGCGATTCTGGACAGAAAAAGACAACAAAGCAGGCATGGGATAAGAAATTTATCATTGCAGAGGAAATTGCAGTAATCGTACCAATTCCAGAAGCCGTACTGGATGATTCTCAGTATGATATTTGGGGCGAAGTAAAACCAAGGGTCACAGAGGCATTTGGAAATAAGGTTGATGGAGCTGTACTGTTTGGTACAGATAAACCGTCTACTTGGAGAGACGATGTTGTTGCGACAGCCACAAAAGCTGGATCCGTGGTAACACTTGGCTCAGCGGATCCGCTGTATGACAAAATCATGGCAGAAGACGGTGTGATTGCAAAAGTCGAGAATTGTGGATACATGGTCAATGGTCACATGGCTGATATTTCCATGAGAGCAAAACTCCGTGGATTAAAAAACGCTAATGGTGATCCATTGTTCAAAGCAGATATGCAGGGGTCTACACAGTATGCACTGGACGGTTCTCCAATGAACTTCCCAAACAATGGTTCATTCGATAAGACTAAGGCGCTGATGATTTCTGGAGATTTCTCACAGCTTGTATATTCCATCAGACAGGATATTACATTTAAGCTGTTTACTGAGGGTGTTGTTCAGAACACAGATGGATCTATTGCATACAACCTGATGCAGAATGACATGGTTGCACTTCGTGCAGTAATGCGTCTTGGCTGGGAGATTCCAAACCCAATCAATGCACTTGCAAAAGATAAAACCAAAAGATGTCCGTTCTCAATTCTGAAAGCAGGGGAGTAGGAGTAAATGTACGCAGATTATTCATATTATGCGGATCACTATGGCGGGGATATTCCTGAAAGGGAATATCCATCTGCTGAGCGCAGGGCTGAAGCTTATATCAGGAAACTGACTTATGTCAGAGGAGATATTTTTGCAGTTGAAAATACTGCAGTAAAAGATGCAGTGTGTGCTGTGGCTGACGTGTATTATTCCTGTAAAAAGAAGCAGGAAGCAGGTACGGTCAAGTCTGAGAATAACGATGGCTACAGTGTATCATATGCGGTAGAACAGGCTGATGGTCAGACAATGGAAGAGCTGATTAGAAAGAAAGCGTATGAAGCTGCATCTACATATTTGCTTCCGACCGGGTGGTTATCAAGAAGGGTAGGGTGTTGTCATGCTGACAAATGCGACGATTACAATCTATAACCGGAAAACCGGCAGTAAAACCACCTTTGACACCTGGAATCGAACGGTAATCCAGGGCGTGCATGTGTATGTGGACCATAAAGTATCTGCAGGTGATTCCGGACTGAACAGCGCAGAAGTGTACAAGATTCGTATTCCTACAGATGTGGAGAATGCAGATCAGTATCTTCCACCAGAGGAATATGTGAAGAAAGATAATCCGGGAGATTGCTGGACGATTCAGCTTGATGATCATATTGTTCTGGGAGAATGTGACAAGGAGATTGAAAAGCCAGCAGATCTCACCGATGTACGATTGAGACACTGTAAAGTGTTGTCCTGGTCAGACAACCGCTTCGGAGGGCTCCCACATTGGAGAATAGGAGGCGCTTAAGATGGCATCAAAGAAAAAATTCAGCATTACGACTCCAAGAGGAAGCGTATTCACAGAGGTAACGGCGAACGGTTCTGTCCAAGCGAGGCTTGAATGGAATCCGTCATTTGCCCGGACAAAAGCAGAGAATTTTTCGAAAGCTCAAGAGTTTGTCGATTCCGAATGCCTGAGATATATGAATCCGCTCACGCCAAGACGGACCGGCATGATGATTAAGTCAGCAACACTTGGAACTGTGATAGGTTCTGGATCCATTGAGTACCTGACACCTTACGCCCGCCGGCAGTATTACGAGCATAAGTCTAAAGCGAGATGGTTCGAAAAGATGAAGGCAAGTAACAAGGAGGCTATTATGAAAGGAGCAGAGCAGATTGCAGGACGGTAAGAAACCGATTATTCAGAGTATCCGGGATTATGTTATGACGTACCCGGATATTGATGACCGGAAAATTAATATTGATTATCTTGGCAATGGAATGGAATATTCTATAGACCCAATTGGGGCAGATCCTATTTATAAAAGATATGTAGATGGGAGCTGCCTGAAACAATTCCAGTTCGCATTCACTTCGAAAGAAGCTTATGATGGTGACGCCAGAACAGGCATTGCCAACAGTGGTTTTTATCAGGATTTTGCGGAATGGACAGAACAGAACAATTTAGACGATATCCTCCCAGAGCTGGACGGGCACGATGCTATACGGGTAGACGTGTTGCAGTCCGGCTATTTATTTAGCACAGAGGAAGATTTGGGGCGGTATCAGATGATTTGCAGATTGATTTATAAGTAGGAGGTACAAAATGTCAGAAGCAGATACAAAAAAGAAATTAGTCGGAAGACACAAAAGAGTGGCATTTATGGACGTTGCCGGTGACGGAAAGACATATACCAGAATGACAGGATTCACGTCCATGTCTGAGAGCAAGAACGCTTCCGAGTACAGCCGCCATTATGTGGACGAAGAAAGTGAGAGAACAGATGTTGTGGGATATGCCCCATCAAACGATTATGAATTTGACCGCTATACCAATGATCCGGTACAGCAGAAAATCGCAGAAATCACAGATGATGAATTACTTGGCTCTGATGCACAGGTAAGCATCGTTGTGGTAGATCTTTTTGATATTAAGGCAGATACACCGAATACATGTGTTGCTAGAAAGCGTGATTGGAGCGTTGTTCCAGACAATTCAGGAGATGGAACTGATGCATTGATCTACAAAGGTAGCCTGAAAGCCAATGGTGAGAAAATCAAGGGTACCGCCACAACAACAGACAACTGGCAGACATGTACGTTTGCAGCGGATTAATAAAAAGATAGGAGAGTGAGCCGATGAGCCTTTTTAAATACGGAAATCTCGAAGTTGAGATTGATTTTACCGATGCGGATTTCCTGGACCGCATTGATGAAGCGAAGCAGAATTTGGAAGAAGACATGAAGGGAATACCTAAGGCTGGAAAAGCAGCAGATATTGTTCGCGCACAGTGTCAGTGTTTCTTCAATTTTTTTGACTATATTCTTGGAGAGGGAACACACGAAGAGATGTTCCAGGGTAGAACCAGCCTCAACATGTGCATAGATGCATCAGATATGATTGCTAAGTTCGAGGAAGAGGAGGCTGACAAGTTGAACAAAAAGTATGACAAGTATACTGTTCAGCAGCACGGAAACAGACAGCAAAAGCGCAATTATAATAAGCAACAGGGAAAGAAGCACAATAAAGGAAATGTTAGTTATTATCCTAATGGTAACAGGTAGCACGCTATGAATATTCTGATTGATAAGTTTCCCAATACGGTGTGTGTAAACGGGAAAGGTTATGAGGTCGAGACAGATTTTCGGGAATGGATACGATTCACGAAGTTAGTGGAAGACGAGGACGTCCCGTGGCAGATTAAGTGCCGGCTATTATTGCAGTGGTATATAGATGGAATTCCGGACGATTTGGAAGAGGCGATTGAAGCTCTAGGGGATTTTCTTACAATGAGGCAGGATGGCGAAGAATCCGATGAGTCAATGCTCCCACCAAAACAAGTGTATTCTTTTGATGAGGATATGGTTTGGATTTACAGTGCATTTCGCGAAGCGTACGGAATCGACCTGCAGTCTGTTCCGTATATGCATTGGTGGGAGTTTCAGACGCTGTTCATCGGACTTCCGGACAACACAGAAATCAAACAGCGCATTTTGTACCGGAATACAGACCTCCGGGATATTAAAGATAAGGACGAGCGCAAGAGAGTGAAAAAGATTCAAGAGGCAGTTGCTCTCAAGAAAAAGAAGCGCAGAAAAATGACAGATTATGAGATTGGAGATATGTTCGCGTGATGAAGCATATGATTAAAATCCCGACAGAACGAAAATGGTACAGATGTCCTTATTGCGGTAAGAAGTTATTGATTTACGAGGATACAGCCAAATGTAGTGGAGTGTATCTAAACTGTCGGGAATGTAAAAGAGAAATAAATATTAAGATTTAAAAGCACATGTGAGCCGTTGAGCCGTGCTATCAGAAAGGATGATAGTATGGCAGACGGACGTTTGAATTTTGATACCAAGATAAATGAAAAAGGTTTTAATGAGGGCGTTAGCAAACTAAGCGCTCTCGGAAAAAGCGGACTATCCATAGTGTCTAAGGCAATGACTGGAGCTGTGGCAGCTGTAGGAACCGCTGCCGGCGTAATCATTAAGTCTTCACTTGGTGTTGTTGCGAATATGGAGCAACAGGTAGGCGGTGTCGAAACACTGTTCAAGGATAGTGCGGACACCGTAATCAAGAATGCTAACCGTGCATATAAAACAGCGCAGATATCTGCAAATGATTACATGTCTACAGTCACGAGCTTTTCTGCATCCTTGCTGCAGGGACTTGGTGGGGATACGGCTAAAGCAGCAGAGATTGCAGATATGGCGCTCATCGATATGGCGGATAATGCCAATAAGATGGGTACCAACATGCAAGATATCCAGAACGCCTATCAAGGCTTCGCTAAGCAGAATTATACGATGCTCGACAACCTAAAGCTAGGTTATGGCGGTACTCAATCGGAAATGATTCGATTGATTAATGATTCTGGAATCCTCAACGAGAAGATAAGTGATCTGGACAATGTCACATTTGACCAGATGATCCAGGCAATTCATGTAATTCAGCAGAATCTTGGAATTACAGGCACGTCAGCAGAAGAGGCTGGAGAAACTATTGAAGGATCTGTTAATTCTGCTAAGGCAGCATGGGAGAATTTCCAAGGCGGAGTAATAACAAGTCAAGAGCTTGTAGAAACATTTGGAACAGCAACTCAGAATATTCTCAAGAATCTTGGTGAGATAGTCCCAAGATTGGGAAAAACCGGACTTGAAGTTGTTGGGGCAATTGCTGATAAAATCGGCAATTCCGTTCCAGCGGCGAAAGGTTTTGCTGATGCAGTTGGAAACATTACTGATAAGCTCGGCAGTATGGATACCGGACAACTTGCAAACCTCGGTAAGATGTCCGCAGTTCTGATTGGTGCAGTTCCTGCTTTTTCGCTGATTGGCAAGAGTGCCGGAACATTTTCTGATATTCTTGTTGGACTTGGAGATGTCACAGGAGGAGCGATTACTGCAATCGGTAAGCTTCCAGGCGGATTAAAAAATGCCAAAGGTGCAATTACTGGATTTGGTGGAAGTCTAAAGAATTTAGGCAGTTCAATTGTTGGACCATTTCAAGTATTAACGCCGAAGCTTAACAGTGTTATCGGAAAGACGTTCTCTTTTTTACCGACTAAGATTTCCGGATACGTTGGAAAGATTGGTCCTGCAGTAGCCGGAAAATTTCCTAAAATCACATCTGCATTCCAGGAATTTGGTGGGTATATTGGAGTCTGGGGAGGGCAGATAGGAACGGCATTCCAGGGAGTTCTTGGAAAAGTGGCCGGATTCATGCCCGCATTTGCAAATCTTATGGGATTTGGGGCTGTACTCGGAGTTGTAGCCGTGGGACTTGGCTTACTATACAGTCAGTTCGGTACACAAATTGACCAGATCCTGCTTATGATGCAGACAAAAGGTCCAGAGGTTATTACCAATTTCTGCAATGGAATTGTAGCAGCGTTGCCGAATCTGATTGCACAGGGCGCAACAATGCTGAACAGCCTCATGCAAGCCATTACGGCAAACTTGCCAGCAATTATTCAGGGCGGTATTGCAATTGTGTCCACCTTGATTACCGGAATTGCACAACAATTACCAACATTGATTCCGACAGCACTTATGATGATCGTAACGCTGGTTGGTTCGTTGCTGTCTAACGTCGGCCAGTTGGTAGATGCAGGTATTAACTTGCTGGTTGGATTGGCGCAAGGCGTTGTGAATGCACTTCCACAGTTGATCAACAAGGCACCTACAATTATTGGACAGCTTGCAACCGCAATCATTTCCAATCTGCCGAAGATATTACTGGCTGGAATTAAGATTATTACAATTCTTGGAACCGGACTCATCCAGGCAGTACCACAGTTGATCGGCAAGATTCCGTCCATTATCAGCCAGATCAAGAACGCATTTACCAGCGTGGACTGGGGAAGTGTTGGACTAAACATCATCAAAGGCATTGCGAATGGTCTCAGTAGTGCAGCTGGTGCAATCGTGAACGCAGCTAAGAGCGCGGCATCAAAAGCGTTGGAGTCAGCTAAGGATTTCCTTGGTATTCATTCACCGTCCCGTGTATTCCGGGATCAGGTTGGTAAGATGATGGCTCTTGGAATGGGAATAGGTTTTGAAAAGAACATCCCAGTCAAATCCATGAGTACCGGAGTACAGAGAGCGGTATCTGGATTACAGAAATCCGTAGACATCGCATTGTCTGCAAGAACCTCTGACAGAACGGTCGGAGGAGTTAAGAGCTCGCCTGGATTTGATGGTGGGGATAAGGATATTGATTATGACAGACTGGAGAAGATACAAATGAGAGCTGCAGAAAAGATGGCGAAACGTCCAATCTTCCTTGGAACGAGGCGAATAGATGAGCCATTGCCGGAAGGAGCGGTGCCAGTATTATGATAAAAGCATATTACAAAAATAGTAAAGGAGAGGTGCTTTGGCTGACCAGGGCGCCTTTTCGTACAATCGATGCAGACTGGTTTGACAGTACGTGGGAAGAGAGCGACAGCGGATATAAAAAAACTGTGACACTGGATGTATTTGGAAAGAGAGAAGAGTTCACGCAGAACATGGAAACATTGTATAAAATCATTTCTGTTGATGCTGAAACGGGCAATTACGGACGTTTGTATGTCAATGATACATTTCTTTCGTGCCAGATCTATGCAACCAAGAAAACAGGATGGAAAGGGTATGTGTATACCGAAGTAGAGCTTACCTTCCTTGCTCCGGAATTGTCCTGGATCACAATCCTGGAAAAAAGATTTTATCCGCAGATTAAGCCAGCGCCAGACAGTGGGTTGGATTTTTCAACAGACATTCCATTTGATTTTACAAATGAGAAACGCGGATCCAGTTCATTTGAAATCGATCATATCATTCCGTCAGATTTTGAAATGATTGTTTACGGTCCATGCGTCAATCCGAAGGTGCTTATTAATGGATATCCGTATGAAATTTTAACCACGTTAGAAGGTAATGAGTATCTGATTCTTAATACCGCAGAACAGACGATTACAAAGTATCTGTCCAATGGCACGACAGATAACCTGTTCAATGACAGAGGATATGATTATTCAGTTTTTGAAGAGATTCCACCGGGGCTTATAAATGTGAACTGGAGCGGAGACTTTGGAATAGATTTATATATCTTTCTGAAGCGGAAGGAGGCAGCATGGTAATTCTGGCAACGAAAGAGCGGGAGCTCGGGACAGCACCGCTGAAAAAAGCAAATTGTTCCTTTGATGTGAATGGAAATAAGATATTCTCGGTAAAAATTGCCAGGTGTTATTGGACGGATGAAATGGCATTCGGAAATATGGTATATATTCCAGATACAGAGTTTGGTGGAATTATTGGAAAGGTTCTTACCAGCACGACATTGGATTATGTAGAACTGAAAGGGTATACATGGCGGGGAAGATTGGAGCATAAGATCATATCTCCGCCGGCTGGCAGTGATTACAAGATTGTGTCTGGGGAATTAAATGCAGTGCTTAAGTCGCTTATTGAACCGGAATATGACGGACTTTTTATTGTGTCAAGCGAGGATACGGGAATATCGGTCGATAATTATCAATTCGACAGATATTGTACTCTGCTAGATGGCGTCACAAAGATGCTGAAAAGTAAAGGCTGCAGGCTTGATATCCAACACAGGAGAGAACAAGGCGTTCCGGGATATGTGCTGATCAGAGCAGTTCCAATCGAAGATTATTCTGATCAGATCGAACTTTCCAAGGATTGTGGGTTGAATTACACAATGGAAGATATCCGGGATGGAGTGAATCATTTGATCGTAACCGGCAAGGGAGAATTACAAGACAGAAATGTCTTCCACTTGTATGTCTGGCCAGATGGAACTATCAAGAAGATGCAATATTACAAAGGACTGGACGAGATATCTCAAGTGTACGAAAATACATCAACTGAGACAGATCAACTGGAGGAGCAATCAGTTAAGAAATTGCAGGAGATTATGAGCAAAAAGACATTCGGTATGGATGTTGAAAAACTTGGGATTGATGTACATATTGGAGATGTAGTAGGCGGGCGTGATTATCTGACCGGTATGTACGGAGCAAAGCCGGTTGAAAATATTATTTGCAGCATTACGGCCGGAGTTGTATCAAAAGAATATGAATTGGAAGGAGAAAATGATAATGGAAATAGTTAGCGGAAGAACTGGAAAACCTCATGTGACGAGTCAACAGTTTCGACAGCTTATAGAGGGGACCGTGGGACAAGAGAGCTGCATATTGACATCTGGAGAAAATTTAGAGCCAGAGCTTGCATCTAATAATTCCTTGAAAATACGTAGCGGAATGTTAGCTCATCATGGAAACATTTCCAGCGTGAAGATTGGAACATATGACGCGGTGAACCTTAGCAATGGCAGCCAGGGAATGAAGCGTATCGACCTTGTTGTGTGCCGGTACACCAGAAATGCTGAAACAGAAGTTGAAAGCTGCAATTGGGTTGTGATTATGGGAACACCTGTTTCGTCAAATCCTGTAGCGCCAACGTATACAGTTGGAAATTTACAGGAGGGCGACCTTGTAGATGACTGCCCGGTATTCGAGGTCCATTATGATGGGATTAATGTGACAGAGGTAAGAAAAATACTGTCTGTAGTGCCAAACCTTACTGAATTAAATAGCAATAGCATAATTAAATCTGGTCATAATGATAATGGATATTATCGCAAATACGCTGATGGCACACTTGAAATGTGGGGAAGTAAACGTTTTGAGGATATAAATATGCAAACTCCAGATAATTGGAATTATTATTCTGGTGGAAAAGTTAATGTTCCCCTCCCAATGAAATCCAAAACCTGGGTTTCAGTTATAGCAACAGCAGCCGGATCATGTGCTCCTTGGATTTCAATTCCACCAAATGGGCTTGGTACAGATTTATTTCAAGCATGGATATATTCTTCAAACAAATCTGCAAGCGAAACAATTACGATTTTTTGGCGTTGCTTTGGAACATGGAAATAGTTTGCCTATCGCTGTTTCTGACTAAAATGCTTATGGATATGTGTAAACTATTCTGTAATTAATACGTACACTACAGCTTAACTTTTGAGCAAAATACTGATAGATATGGCCTTGCCAGATTTCTGCCCCTAAAAAGCGTGTATTCGTAGCTTCATTGTCACCGTTACATGTAGCTATGCTGAGACGGGTTATACTGTATGACTGACCAAAAATTTCATTCAGTTCATCTTTGGCCACTAGACATATATAATCTGTCCCACGTACATTTTTAACTGCTGAGCCGGACACAACTCTTATTTTTCCACCACATAAATCGTATATTTGCTGAGAATCATTATTTTTTATAATTTGTATTGTTTTGCTATTTTATTAAGTACTCCTCCTTTCAATCTTGTTTTCGGGTTACTATATAA